TATCACAAGTTTCGGCAATATACCTATAGACGGTAACACATTACCGGTCACTGTAGAATCAGGAAACATCACAGTCAGTGGCAACGTCAATGCTACTATAGAAGGTACCCCAACAGTAAGCCTAGGCCAGCAATCCATAGATGCGTTTGGTAGATTGCGTGTCAGCAATCCATTGACATTATTTGACTCACGCAGCCGTTATTATGATCATGAACAGTTTTTCACAGCAGTGACAGGTAGTGGCACATATGACTATGATGCTAACAGCAGCACATTCACATTGACAGTATCAGGCTCAGGCGACAGCGTGATACGTGAAACAGAAAAAACATTCGTATACCAGCCAGGCAAGAGTTTATTGGTATTCAGCACATTCTGCATGAACACTCCAGTAACTGGATTGACACAGCGTGTTGGTTATTATGGGGAGCAGAACGGTATATTCTTTGAAGCAGATGGCACTACATATAACATGGTCATACGCAGTTATAGTTCAGGCGTATTGACTGAAGACAGGATTCCGCAAAGTAGTTGGAACGGTGATAAACTAAACGGCACCGGTGCATCTGGATTCACACTATATCCAGACCGTGATCAGATTTTCTATACTGACATTGAATGGTTAGGTGTTGGCAGCGTCAGAGTTGGATTCGTGATCAATGGTCAGTTCATACTATGTCATACATTCAATCATGCTAACCAAGTAGGTAACACTACAACATATATGACAACGGCCTGCTTACCATTGCGTTATGAGATTTCAAGCAGTGGCCCAGGTGGCACACTAAGACAGATTTGTAGCAGTGTCATCAGCGAAGGTGGTTATAGCCTAACTGGCACACCAAGAGCCATAGGTCATGATCTCGATAGTCCTGTACGATTAGCAAATGATCCAACAATCTTTACTCCATTGATATCAATACGATTGAAGTACACTAACGAAGATGCTATCGTGTTGCCAACAAACTTTACTATCGTTCCTGAAGATCAAGCACTGATCAAATATAGGATATATAGCCGTGCTATCACAACAGGTGGTACTTGGGCTAATGTAGGCAGTGACAGCAGCGTACAGTATAATCTAGCTCCTACTGCTTTGAGTAGTGGAAATGTCAATGATACAGCATTCTTAGTATCAAATAATCAAAGTATCAATGCACCTCAAAATGAAGGCTTTGATTTTGAACGACAGTTGTTGCGTGATACTAGCGCCAACATCATGTATGAATATGTGATAACAGCAGCCACTACTGGTACGAACATCGATGTTTATGCTAGCCTAGGCTGGCAAGAAGTGACTTAGGAGAGTTTATGAGAAAGATATTTTATATCTTACCCATAGTTGGTTTATTTGTTTTATTGGGTTCTTGCGAGGGACATTATCGTTATCCTTGCCAAGATCCAGCAAACTGGGGTAAGTTAGAATGTAATAATGATGTATGTAAAGCTGAAGGTACTTGTACAAGTGATGTATTAGCACCGGCAGGTAGCAGAGAATTTGGCTCAAAAACTGAAGTTGATTCAACAGGAACATCAGAAGAAGATTCTTCAGAAGAAGGTGAAACTGAAATAAGTAGTACTGGATGTACACAACCTACTAAGTTATCATACAAGAATGATATTGAGGAGCGTATATTCAATGTGAAGCATAAAATGGAATTACCCGTAGACGAAGGTAATAGCAGTATCAATAGAGACGTTATTACATTGACTGATGAAGCAGCAGAACAACCAGTCACAATGAAGTCAGAAGTTGATGCACTAGAACACGATAGGGCAGTAGAATAGAGGTTATTATGTCAAATAGATATACAGAATCAGAATTGATGGTAAGAATGAAAGTCACGATTGGCTTAGCATTAGCCTTTTGCCTTGTAGGCATCGTGTTCGTCATTCTATACTCACTCATATTCGTAACACAGCCAATTGGCTATCAAAGTCCAAACGATGCTGAATTCTTCAAGTTGATCACTCCAATCGCAACATTCTTGACAGGCATATTGTCAGGCATTATGTTAGGTAAATCAAGCGATTCAAATGATAAGAAAGAAGAAGCACCAGAATTGGGACCAGCTAAGGAACCATTAGAGCTTGATGAGGATGAAATTGCCTGATGAGCCTAAAGAGTTTACAAGCAAAGATCGGCGTAGCCGCTGATGGTGCTTGGGGTCCAGGCACATTCAAAGCAGCGATGGCATACTATAAACTATCGCCAGCAAGAGCCGCACATTTCTTTGCTCAAACAGCACACGAAACAGGCGGCTATAAAGCATTCAGTGAAAATCTAAACTACAATGCTGCTGGATTGTTAGCTATATTCAAAAAGTATTTCCCAGATATGGCTACAGCAAATCGTTATGCTAGACAACCAGAAAAGATTGCTAATCGTGTCTATGCTAATCGCATGGGTAATGGTACAGAGGCAAGCGGTGATGGTTGGAGATATCGCGGTCGTGGTGCATTACAGTTGACTGGCAAAGATAACTACGCAGCATTCGCAAAGTATTGTAATCGTCCTGATGTATTGAGTAATCCCGATATTGTAGCAACAGAACTAGCATTTGAAAGTGCTATGTTCTTTTTTGAAAGAAATAAATTATGGGCTATTTGCGATCAAGGTATAAAAGATAGTGCTATATTAGCACTAACTAAAAAGATCAATGGTGGTACGCATGGTCTTAGTGATCGTAGCGAGAAAACAAAAAAATATTTTATGTGGACAGCGGGTGCAAGTCCTGCAGTGGCAGTTTCAGCACCTCAACTAACAGCACCAGCGCAGCCAACATTAGTTGTTACACCTGACATGCAACTTAGCCCACATTTCAAATTATCGGAGTTTACAAAAAGTGACACAGCAATACGTAAAAGAATTGACAACACACCAGGACCAGCACACGCAGCAAATCTCAAAAAAGTCTGTGAGAAAATACTTGAACCAGTTCGCAATCATTTTGGCAAGCCTGTTCGTATTAACAGTGGCTATCGCGGCGCCGCTCTTAACGCAGCCGTCGGCGGATCAAGTAAATCTCAGCACTGTAATGGGATGGCAGTTGATTTCGAGATAGATGGATTACCTAACCCGGAGCTGGCTAAATGGGTAGCAGACAACTGTGAGTTTGATCAAATCATACTTGAGTTCTATGATCCAAAAGAAGGTCCTAACAGTGGTTGGGTACATGCTAGTTACAATGAAGGAGCGAATCGTAAGCAGAAACTAACTGCTGTTACTGAAAAAGGTAAAACAGTATATAAGCCAGGATTCCTGGCATAACGGAGAAAAAAAATGACAATAGCACTTAAAACAAAATTATCTGAAATAAAAGATGGAAATTCTGTAGTTGAAAGTAATGCGGCATCAAATCTTTTATCACTCGTAGAAAAATTTGAAAGCAATACCATTTCTAAGATGCAGTTTCTTACTTCTGTACTAGCCTGTAAACAAAATCATAAAAGAAGAAAAGGATTAGAGTATCAAACTGTTATAAATTTGTGTGAAGAAATTTGCAGTTTGTACTAAAAATTTTATGATTAAACCGGGATCAAACACCCTAGTAAAAAATCCATACACTAAAACGGTTTTTGCGAATCAGCAAGAACTTGACGATTTTGTAAAGTGTTGTGACCCAGACAAGGGTTATCTATATTTCATGGATAACTTCTTTTATATACAGCATCCTACAAAAGGTAGTATGCTGTATCATCCTTATGATTACCAAGAACGATTAATTGATACATATCACAATTACAGATATAGTATTGCACTCATGCCTCGTCAGAGCGGTAAGACAACTAGTGCTGCCGGTTATCTATTATGGTATGCTATGTTTGTACCTGACAGCACTATCCTCATCGCCGCACACAAATATGCAGGTGCGCAGGAAATCATGCAACGTATTCGCTATGCTTATGAGAACTGTCCCATGCATATCAAAGCAGGTGTAGCGACATACAACAAGGGATCGTTATTCTTTGATAATGGTAGCCGTATCGTATCAGCCACGACAACTGAAAATACTGGTCGTGGTATGTCTATCACATTGTTATATCTTGACGAATTCGCATTCGTAAGACCAACAATTGCTGAACAGTTCTGGACATCTATTACCCCTACTCTAGCAACTGGTGGTAAGGCTATCATTACAAGCACTCCAAATAGCGACGAAGACCAGTTTGCATTAATATGGAAGGGTGCTAACAAGACTGAAGATGAGTTCGGTAACAAGACTGATGTAGGTAAGAACGGATTCAAGGCATATAGATCATATTGGCACGAACAGCCCGGTCGTGATGAGAAGTGGGCTGAAGAAATGAAGAACCAATTAGGTCAGGATCGTTTCAATCGTGAAATTGGTTGTGAGTTCATCATCGCTGATGAGACATTAATAAATCCTAATACACTCATCATGTTGGAAGGGCAAGAACCTATACATCGTATGGGACAAGTGCGTTGGTATAAAAAGCCTACAAAAGGCAATATCTATGTTGTAGCATTAGATCCAAGTCTTGGTACAGGTAGTGATCCTGCTGCTATACAAATATTCGAGGCTAACACCACAGAACAAATAGGCGAATGGAAACATAATAAGACAGAGATTCCACAGCAGATTAAATTATTAGCAGATATAAACAAGTATATTGTAGAATGTACAAATGAACCTAATAATCTATACTATAGTTTAGAAAACAATAGTATAGGTGAAGCAGCACTGGTCTCATTGGCAGAATACGGAGAAAGTAATATTCCTGGTTTATTTTTTAGTGAAACTGGCAAAAAACGTAAGGGTTTTAATACTACACATAAAGTCAAGTTGACAGCCTGTGCAAAATTTAAAACATTATTAGAAACTAAAAAGATGAAATTGCATAGTCGTTCCTTGATTAGCGAACTTAAAACATTTGTTGCTTTAGGGGGCAGTTACAGTGCTAAAGTCGGCGAAACGGACGATTTAGTAATGGCTACATTATTAATAACTAGAATGCTACAACAATTAACAGAATTTCACTATGATTTAGAAAATCATATACGGGACCACGATGAGATGATACAACCACTACCCTTTTTTGCTGTTTTAAGTTAGGTCTTTTGGACTAAATATTACTATGGCACTACCCAGTTTAGAAGCATTAAAGTCTGACCTTTTTGACGCCCTTGAAAGTAAAGGGTATAATCCTATAGGTCTAGACAGCAAAGGAAAAGAAACCCCTAATCCAGAAGATAGCGATGTTATACGTTTTGAACTTACAGATCAAAATGGTATATCAGCAGGACAAGCATGGGTAGGAGTAGAGTTAAAGAAACAACGTGCTGAAGATAAGAAAAATATAGTGTTATGGATTAATCCTGATTTAATGAAAAGCCCAGAATTTGATAATTTCTTAGCATTATTAAGAAGCTGGCGCCGTGACAAAAATGCAGGTTTTGAACTTAAAACTAAAAAAGGTCAATTAGTACACGATATGAAAAAGAGGTCTATTATGAAAGAGAAAGAAAAACTAGAAGAAGGTTATTATCCTTTAGGCAAAAAGAGTTCTTACAGTGATAACGTTCCTAGTGTAAAAATTATATTACAACATACTCGCCAACTAGAAGAAGGTGAACAACGCTTTCGTAATATCGCCAAAATTTTCGTAGAAAATACTAACGGTGAACGCTTCTTATTGCCAACGACACGTCCAGGATTAGCAAGAGTATTTGCACGCCATGTCGCAGAAGGCGGCACACCTTATGATGATAAGGCAAAACATATCACAACATTAGTTGAAGAATATACAAAGATGGCTGGTTTCGTTCGTGCTACTAAGAACGATCAGTTCAATGAATCAGCGCAGCGTTTAGTCAATGAAGGGATTAATCACTATAATAACCTACGTGAGACATTATCTAAAATGACTACACATAAAGGTTATGTAAAATATTTTGAAAGTTATACTCCTGTATTAAACGAAGAATCAGATGAAAATTCATTGAATGAGTTATTTGTAAGAGAAACATTAGACCCAAGAATTGAAAGTGTATTGCCAATTCTTAGCCGTTTATCAAAAAATCTAACAGAAATGAATGAAGTTAAAGAATTAGATGAATGGGCACAAAGTTTAGTTGAAGGTGGCGACGGTGGCGAAGCCAGTGAAGAAGTTGATGGGGATACATCAGGCACTGCAGGTCAAGGTGGTGCAGAAGATGTAGACATTAATGAAGAACAAATGCAAACTAAAATGGCTGATAGCAATGAAGTAGCAGATGTTATTTTTCAAAGTTTAAAAGGTGAGAAAAATTTAAACAGCAATGATATCTATGCGATTATTGATGAATACGAAGACCTAATGACAGACGAAGGATATCAAGTTAATAGTGATGATGTTGCTCAAATATTAATGGGTAAACTTAATATAGTAAGTGAAGCACCCGGAGCAATGACATTAAAGCATAATCAAAATACCGAAAAAAAAAATCTAAAAGCATTTGATTTAGATGAAGGCGCAGGTGATGCTCCTATAGATAAAATGTCAGATGAAGATTTGGCTGACTACTTAGGCGTAAGCGTAAAATTTGTAAAGCAAGATCGTAAACGTGCAGAACAAGCAGCGCGTGATAAAACAGATGATGTATCTGAAGCTGAAGATTTTGATGATGAAAAATTCAGTAAAATGAATATGGCTCAACAAACAGCCTACATGAAAAAAAATCCAATGCCAAATGACATTAATTTTGATAAAAGCGCATTACAAGGCAACAAGGATGCTGAAAAATTAATGAAACCAGCACAAAACAAAGACGGTACATATAGTTTTAGTAAAGGCATGGCTCATGGTATAGATTCCATGCAACCTAGTATGAGTCAAGTAGGCAGGACTGCAGGTAAGGCTTTATACAGAGACATGCCTGGACAACTTAGAAAAGAAAAAACACAAAATCCAGAAAAGTTTCAACAAGATTATGACTCACTAGATGATGCTGGAAAGGCAGAAGTTGATAGAAATTTAGCAATTACTGATAAGCAGGCAAAAGCAAACTATAAGCAATACCAAGCGGGTTTAGATAAACAAATGACTGATCAAGGATATAGCAAATATGGTTATAATTACAATGATCAACCCGTAGTTGGTAGAATTAAAAATGCGGGTGCTTGGCTAAAAGATAAGTTTAATGAAGAAGAAGATTCGGAAGAAGATTTAGATGAAGCATTTCGCTATTATTATCCCGGTGCTACAAAAGCAGAAATCAAGAAAAAAGTTCACAAGTTCATACATGGAAATAAAGGATTTGAAGAAGATGTTGAAGAAGGTCTTGATGCTAACCAAAAACGTGTAGGACAATTAGGCCCAACTGAACCTGTAGGCAAGAACGAAAAGAACCTACGCGGTAAACTTGTAGGAGCCAGTGAGAGTATAAATATTGATACTGATACTATGTTATTAGATCGTATCACAAAATTAGCAGGTAAATAGGTATGGCACATTTTGCAAAATTAGATAGTAACAATATTGTTACAGAAGTTATAGTAGTTCACAATAATGAATTACTTGATAATGGCGTAGAAAATGAGGCAAAAGGTGTCGCTTTTTGTCAGAGTTTGTTTGGGGGTGTTTGGAAGCAAACAAGTTATAATAGTAACATGAGAAAGCATTTTGCTGGTATAGGCTATACATATGACAGTGGTCGTGATGCTTTTATACCAGAGAAACCACATAACAGTTGGGTACTTGATGAATCAACATGTCAGTGGATAGCCCCAGTAGCAATGCCTGATGATGGTAAAGCATATAGTTGGGATGAGTCAACACTTAACTGGGTAGAAGTACCCGCAGTAACGGGAGAATAAAAATGCCAATATTTTCAGGTGTAACATTTAGCGGTGGCGGATTTGTGATACAATCGCCTGCTACAACACCTCCTTCGTCTATAGATTTTATTTTAGTTGCTGGCGGTGGCGGTGGCGGCAATGGAATCAATGGTGGTGGTGGTGCAGGTGGCTATAGGTCATTCTCATCTCAATCTATAAGTACTGGGGTCACATATACAGTCACAATCGGTGCGGGTGCAGGTGCGCAAGCAAAAGGTTCTAATAGTTCCTTTTTATCACAATCAGCTACAGGCGGAGGTATAGGTGGCGGACTTGATTCAGAATCACCGTCAGGTGGCGCCGGCGGTAGCGGTGGTGGTGGTAGAATTCCTGGATGGCCTGGTAACTATTCAGGTAACCAAGGTGGTTATACTCCTTCTGAAGGATATTATGGTGGCCAAGGATATGGCAGCGGTACAGCAGTGGGCGGTGGCGGTGGCGGCGCCGGCGGCGCAGGTGGAGCAGTTGCTATAAATCCTCCGGCAGCCGGCAATGGTGGTGTAGGGGTACAATCAGATATTAGCGGTGTCAGCACATATTACGCCGGCGGCGGCGGCGGCGGTAAAGCATCGGGAGTGGCAGGAAATGGCGGCAATGGCGGCGGTGGCAATGGCGGATTAGGTGGTAATGGAAGCAACGGTACTACTAATACCGGCGGCGGCGGTGGTGGCGCTGGATTAGGTGGCACGACCGGAGGCTCCGGCGGTAGCGGAGTGATGATATTGCGATATCCAGATTCATTTGCAGAAGCATCAGCCACTACAGGTAGTCCAACATATACAAATACAGGTGGCTACAGAATTTATCAATTCACTGGTTCTGGGTCAATCACTTTCTAAAAACGCAAAATATAATAATTTTATTCTCCCAATATAGGTATAAGTATATTGACATATTGTGACATTCGTGTAGAATGTCATAGTATGTTAGTTGTCTCCTAGACAACTCAACATAAAACACATTTAGGCTCAACATAGGCATTTACAACATAGGAGATTATATATGGCAAGTCTAGCAGATATCCGTGCCCGTCTCGCGGCACAAGAAAGTAAGAAATCAAATCAGGGTCAACGTACCCAATCAGATAACGCAATCTATCCACACTGGAATATGGAAGAAGGCACTACTGCCACTATTCGTTTTCTTCCAGACGCAGATTCAAAGAATACATTCTTTTGGGTAGAACGTCAGATCATCAAGTTGCCTTTCAACGGCGTCAAAGGTGATCCAAACATGAAGCAAGTCATCGTTCAAGTTCCATGCGTAGAAATGTATGGTGATAACTGTCCAATATTGGCAGAAGTTCGCCCATGGTACAAGGATGACACTCTCAAAGATATGGCTAACAAATACTGGAAGAAGCGCAGTTATTTGTTCCAAGGTTTTGTTCGTCAGAATCCGATCGGCAATGATGTGACTCCTGCAAACCCGATTCGTAGATTTGTCATTAGCCCACAGATTTTCACTATCATCAAAAGTTCATTAATGGACGTTGAAATGGAAAATATTCCAACTGATTACTTGAATGGTACAGATTTCAACGTTAAAAAGACTAGTAAGGGCGGTTATGCTGACTACTCAACTAGCAATTGGGCACGTAAAGAAAGCCCACTAACTGAAGCAGAGCAGGCTGCTGTTGAAGCACATGGTCTATTCAATCTTGCTGACTTCTTGCCAAAGAAGCCCAGTGAGGCTGAATTGCGTGTCATCAAAGAAATGTTTGAAGCAAGTGTTGATGGCAAGCCCTATGATAGCGACAAATGGGGCGCATACTATCGCCCATATGGACTTGAGGCTCCGGCAGGTGGTAGCGCACAAGTTGCACCGCACGTAACTGAAACTTCAACATTGACTGTTGCCCCTAAAAAGGCAGTTGTTGAAGATGAAGAATCCGAAACTAAAAGTGAACCCGTAGTTGTTCCTAAGAGTACTTCTAGCGATAAGGCACAGGACATTTTAGCGATGATCCGCGCTAGACAGCAGAAGGGCTAAGAAAGTTTGGGGAGAGGTAAAACTCTCCCCTCTCCTAACTGAGGAAACTACCATGACACTACCAGACGAAAGATACCGCGCACTAAAGCAAGGAAAAAAATTGTTAGAAGAATTATGTGACCCGGGCAAGACGCCCCGTGTGCCGTCTATGGTCCGTGATCGTGCCCGCGGTGCATTAAGACACTATCCAAATGACTATGAAATTGATCGTATCGCGGACAGTTGTCCTGATATGCTTGACAAAATACCATTCAATGATAGACTAGCAAGAAAGAATATTTTTAAATAAGGAGGCCACGTGGCTAAACCATTCGATGTTAGCAAATTTAGAAAAGATATTACAAAAAGTATTGAAGGTCTCAGTATTGGTTTCAATGATCCTACTGATTGGATCAGTACCGGTAACCACGCTCTCAATTATCTTATTAGCGGAGACTTTAACAAAGGAGTCCCACTAGGCAAGGTAACTGTATTTGCAGGTGAATCAGGCTCAGGCAAATCATATATTTGTTCGGGCAACCTAGTTCGTCACGCACAACAGCAAGGCATTTTTGTTGTATTGGTTGATACTGAAAACGCACTTGATGAAGATTGGCTGAAAGCACTTGGTGTTGACACCAGCGAAGATAAGTTATTGAAGTTGAATATGGCAATGATTGATGACGTTGCTAAGACTATTAGTGAGTTTATGAAAAATTATAAACTTTTACCTGCTGATGATAAGCCTAAGGTATTGTTTATCATTGATAGTCTAGGCATGTTGTTGACTCCAACTGATGTCAATCAGTTTGAAGCAGGTGACATGAAGGGTGACATGGGTCGTAAGCCTAAGGCACTAACTTCACTTGTTCGCAATTGTGTCAACATGTTTGGATCACACAACGTTGGACTTGTCGCAACTAATCATACATATGCTAGCCAAGATATGTTTGATCCAGATGACAAGATCAGTGGTGGTCAAGGCTTCATCTATGCTTCAAGTATTGTTGTCGCAATGAAGAAACTCAAACTCAAGGAAGATGATGAAGGCAACAAGATCAGCGAAGTTCGTGGCATTCGTAGCGCATGTAAGGTTATGAAAACACGTTACGCAAAGCCTTTTGAAAGTGTTCAAGTCAAGATTCCATATGAGACTGGTATGAATCCTTACAGTGGCTTGCTTGATTTGTTTGAGAAGGCAAACATCCTTACTAAGGAAGGTAATCGTCTTGCTTACACAACTGATAGTGGTGAAGTATTGAAATTCTTCCGCAAAGGTTGGGAATCAAACGAAGATGGTTGTCTAGACAAAGTAATGTTAGAATATCAAAACCGTCAAACAAAGATAAGTAATACAAATCCTGTAGTGGAGGAATAATACAGATGAGTATTACTGTTATTCATGAAGTTTGGCGCGCTCTAAAAAGCGAGATTGAAGAAGTAAATCTTCCTGATGCTGCTGAGTCACTTGTTGATGTTCTCATTCAAAATGATTATGAAGCAAGTGATATCAAAGCAGAGTTTCGTAGAGATAGTGAAGTGATGGATGCTGTCAAGGCATATATCGCCTCACAAGAAGATGAAGAAGATTACGAAGAAGAGGAAGAATACGAGGATGATGAGGATTACGACGATAATTGGTGATGAATGAACTGGTATACCAGAATCACAACTGACTTATCAGTAATCCCTGATTTCATAGCACACTATGAATCAGAATTAGAACAGGCAAAATATGACTGTAGGGTAGGTGGAAAGGTAGAGAAAAATATCTCAAACCTACCCGGTATCACAGAACAGCGTTTCAATCAATTACAAGAGATTGAAGCGGTATTGAATTATCTCAACATACAATTACGTAAACTAAGGCGTAAATACTTTCAGAAGTATCTGGAAGGATACAACAGGGCCCTAACAAGCCGTGATGCTGAAAAGTATGTTGACGGCGAAGATGAAGTTATTGACTTTGAAGTACTAATCAACGAGGTAGCACTTTTGCGTAACAAGTGGTTGGGTATTATGAAGGGTCTTGATAGCAAGCAGTGGCAACTTGGCCATATCGTTCGTCTAAGAACGGCCGGCATGGAAGATGTATCGGTCTCCTGATGTCACAGATCATACACCTCATCACGTCCTATCTCAATACACAAAAAAATTACTTAGACTCTAGACCAATCGTTGTAGCAAGTGACAAATATACCTGCATCAACTTTACCTATCAGGGTATTGACATAGAGGTTTGTGTTTATAATGACACCTTTATCAAACTAAAGGTTGATAACATGCCATATGCAATTTGTGATGGCATGAAAACATTCAAGTATGAAATTGATAAGATATATTCATTGCGTTACCAATAAATTGGACAAATACAATATTGACTCAACACATTGATTGCTATAATCTACATATTGTGTTAATCAAAAGGAGTAATTATATGAATGTCCGTGATAGTGTTTTGGTGAAGATGACTGGTTTTTGCTTGGCTACTGTTGGCACGATCCTAAGCCTAAACTATCTGTTCGGGGACTGGGGTCTTATCATCTTTTGGTCCGGCATTCTCGCATACCTACTTTACATCATGTTCCAGATGCAGGTTGATAAAGAGTCTAGGAAGCGTCAAGACCTAGTTGATAAATTGAAGAAGTAATAGGAACGGTTTATAGCCCCTGGCCAGCATATAGTGCTACAATGCTATATGTCTGGCCAGATCCGTTTATACGAGGTCCTATGCGGTTTTACGAGGCTACGTAAGTTATTGATTTATATGGATTTATAATTCTTGACCTAGGCCTAGTTTGGGCGCATAATATCTATACAGTATGAGTACGGAGACAAACATGACAGACAAACGACACGGCGGTCCTTATGATCGCGGATCAGCAGATGCGTATTATCGTCGCCCCTTCAAGCCCCATTATTATAAGGGTGATACGGGCACCAGTGAGTTGGTTACTGAAGATGATATGACCGACGAGGAAATCCTAGAATATAACGAAGGATTTACTCAGCAGGTAGAGTCAGGCGATTTTAAGGATTGGGGCTAATATGGGATATCGTGTACTTGGTCCTCGACAGGAAAAATATGGTCCTCGCGAGGGTCTTGAGGGTCCGTTTGACTTCAGCGGTCGTATCCTGTACTATGATGCAAAGCAGGGCCAGTACTACGATCCTACAACGGACTTCTATGTAGAGCAGTCCGAAATGGACGTTATAAATCAAAGACTTACAGAATTGCTAAGTCGTTGATTTTGTTGGATTTATAGTTCTTGACCTAGGGTACGATTTTTCGTATACTAGTATAGTTGATTGATTATTCACTAACGGAGTGTTTTATGTCAGTTGTTCTTGTTAAAAGCGGTTCGTATCGCGGGATCCCCGTGATCAATACCCAGTTTACTTTAGTTAAGGGTTTTCAGACAGGCAAGAAGGGTAGTTACATTACTGTGCGTAATGATGGTATCTTCCCGATTGCTATTGATGTTGTCAAAATCAAGGTTGAAGACCAGCATGATTTTGAATTCGTAAGTGGGTCTGCCCCTGCGAACGTCAGTCAGTTCGTTTCGGCTCCTGTCGTTCAGGAGACTGATGACGAGGCTATGAATCGTATCGCAACACGTTTTGCGATTCTTGAGGAGATGGCTAAGGCAACTACGAACGGTGGCATTCGCGCAATGATCGTGTCAGGTCCCCCGGGCGTTGGCAAGTCGTTCGGTGTTGAGCAGCAGTTAGAAAAAGCGTCAATGTTTGATCGTCTTGCAGGTAAGACGCTCAAGTATGAGGTCGTCAAGGGTGCTATGACCGCTCTGGGTCTCTATGCTACGTTGTTCAAGCATAGCGACAAGAATCATGTGCTGGTGTTTGACGATTGTGACTCTGTACTTATGGACGATCTTTCGCTCAACATTCTCAAGGCTGCTCTTGACAGTGGCAAGAAGCGGCGCATTTACTGGAACTCTGATTCTAGCATGTTACGCCGTGAGGGTATCCCTGATGCGTTTGACTTTAATGGGTCATGTATCTTTATTACTAACATTAAGTTTGAGAACCTGCGTAGCAAGAAGTTGCAGGATCATCTTGAGGCACTTCAGAGTCGTTGTCACTTTCTTGACTTGACGATTGACACCGAGCGCGACAAGTTATTGCGTATCAAGCAGGTACATCGTGATACTGATGGTGGACTCTTCCGTGATTACGGGTTTGAGTTTGACGAAGGTGATCAGGTGATGCAATTCATGTGGGACCACAAGGCTCGATTGCGCGAGTTGTCGATGCGTATGGCCCTCAAGATTGCTGATCTTGTGAAGATTAGCCCCAGTAACTGGCGTGCGCTTGCTGAGTCAACTGTTATGAAGCGGGCTTGATACTCCGTTACCCGCTTAAGACGAGAGGGTCGCAAGGCCCTCTTTTCTTTTTCATAAAATTCTTAAAAAATAAATAAATTTATGAATAAAATTCCCTTTGCAAATAGAAATTTTTATGAGTTTTTTATTAGTCCTGATTTAGTCGATGAAGCTTTACAAAATATTTTAAAACAAGAATTGGATATAGATGATGTACCTAATTCGCTAAATCCTAATGCCATACCTTCTAAGGCAATTCATAACAAAAATCAAACACCAATTTATCATAAAGAATTATTTGATGAGTTAGAGAAATGTGTGGACGAAGTGTCTGATATACATTTTAATAAGGTTAAATTGTCTATACATGATGCTTGGATGACTAGATCAAATTTTGCAGAATCATCCCAATCACACCATCATAGTTTTTCAATTTTTAGTGGACTGCTTTACATGACTGATAGTTCAAAAACATTAACATCATTTTCAATATCGGACCCATTTTATGAAAAATTATATTACCTATTTGGTCCTGTTCTGAAAAAGCAACGTTATGAATATAACTCAGTACCAAAAAAGGGAAGATTGATTATTTGGGAAAGTGATGTAACTCATCAGATGAAACCTAACAGAGATACTCATACCCGATATACTTTAGCTTTTAATACATGGCCTACCGGAACAATTAACGACTATCCCACACAAACATTAATCACAAACGTTGAAGATGTACAAAGCCGATTTCTTAAATAAAATGGTTAAATTACTTTAACATCTTACTTGTTTTCATGTATAATATATCAATGTTTCTTTATAAAGAAGATGTATTAAAATATATGTTGTCCGGGTACGTACACCTGAGTAAAAAAGATTATGGGTTTTTCAGTAATGTCAAATATCAAATTCAGCAAAACAACCCAATTACTAGTAATCAAAATAAATTGTTTGATAAGTTGTTATTAAAATATAAAAGACAATTACAAAAATTAGGTCATGATTCTATTATATTTCAAGACTTAAATTGGAATCACACTATAGTTGAATCAGAACAACATTACTTAAATGCTAAAATTAATATTGCGGATAACAATATAGTAATCAAGGCTCCATTTAACACACAGTTTGTTTCAACTTTTCGCAAAGAGGCTAGCAACATTTTTACATGGGATAAAAAAGACAGAGCATATATAGGCGAATATAATACATATAGTTTAAAGATTGCGATTCAATATGTTAATAAATTTTATGATAGCGTAAAATATTGTGTGCAAGTTGAAAATTTACTAGAACAAATTCAGCCGTATGTCAATTGTAAATATTGGGCACCAACTCTTATTAAATTGAATGATAATTTTTATATTGTTGCAGCCAATTCTATAGTTATGGATGCAATATCAAACATTAATTTATCAGATGATCCCAAAATACTTTATATTTTATCACAATATGGTATTCATATTGACGAGTCTGTTAGCAATGGAAATAAAATTTTAGAGATAGCAGGAACATATGATACTGTAATTGACCTAGAGTACTTTGATTCTTTCTGCAAAATTTTAAATTTACTTGAAGTAGATCATGTTTTTACAGCCAGAGATGTGGTATATAATAAAAACATTAGCAATGAAATTAAAATTAAACTTTTGGATCATGGTATAACATGTTCAAGTATTAATGTAACTAACAACGCTACTGGTATATTAATAAAGAATACCAACGTTATTAACTACAATACTAAAAAAATACAGAAAGTAATTACGTTAACGAATTCTAGACCAATTAAAGTAACATGAGACAAGCCAAAATAATAATCAAAGATGAAGTCAACTGTAAGATAGAAGGTCTTGAGTTGGACTGTCGTAAGGCATTGATGCGTAAGTTTGAACATGAAGTTCCGGGCGCGCGTTATCTGCCGGCAGTACGTCTTGGTAGATGGAACGGTAAGGTTAGTTATTGCAGTCTTGCTGGTAGCACATATATCAATTTGATACCTGATATTGTGCCCATATTACAGGAGTATGACTATGATATTGATCTTGTAGACCTACGTGAATATCAAACATCATATAGTTTTACTGAGATTAAAGAAGATAGTTTCAGTGATAAAGTATGGCCAAAAGGACATACACAAGCAGGTGAACCGATAACCCTACGCGATTATCAAGTAGAAATCATCAATAACTTTTTGAAGAATTCACAATGTATTCAAGAAGTGGCAACAGGCGCCGGCAAAACTATCATGACCGCTGCATTATCAAAGAGTGTAGAGTATTATGGTCGCAGTATCGTCATCGTGCCCAACAAGAGTCTAGTAGTACAGACTGAAGCGGACTATATCAATCTTGGGTTAGATGTTGGTGTATACTTTGGTGATCGTAAAGAGTATAACAAACAGCACACGATCTGTACTTGGCAGAGCCTTAATAACTTATTAAAGAACACTAAAGCAGGTGAGGCAGAAGTCAACATTAAAGAGTTCATTGAAGATGTTGTTTGTGTCATGGTTGATGAAGTGCATATGGCTAAGGCTGATGCATTGAAGCAACTATTAACAGGACCATTCAGTCAGATTCCTATTCGTTGGGGTCTTACTGGTACTATACCTAAGGCTGTGTATGAGCAGATTAGTTTGCTTGTCAGTCTCGGTCCTGTTATTGGCAAACTCAGCGCAGCAGAACTACAAGAAAAGGGCGTACTTGCACAATGTCATGTCAATATCGTACAGTTGAAAGATGGGGTAGAGTTTACCAATTATCAGAGTGAATTGAAACATCTATTAGAGCATGAAGAACGACTAGACAAGATAGCCCAACTGATTGATAAAATCAAAGACAGTGGCAATACACTTGTGCTTGTTGATCGTGTCAATGCAGGACGTGAATTAGTATCACGTTTGAAAGATAGCGTATTCATTTCGGGTGAAACTAAACTAACAGAACGCAAAGAAGAATATGACGAAGTTAAAGTAAGTGCCAATAAGATAATTGTAGCAACATATGGTGTTGCTGCTGTGGGTATTAACATTCCACGTATCTTCAATCTAGTATTGATTGAGCCTGGCAAATCATTTGTCAGAGTCATTCAGAGTATTGGGCGTGGCATTCGTAAAGCCGAAGACAAAGACCACGTAGAGATTTGGGATATCACTAGCGATTGTAAGTTTGCTAAACGTCACTTAACACAACGTAAGGCATATTACAAGGAAGCAAAGTATCCATTTACACTTGAAAAACTTGACTACTAAAAATAAGTGTAGTAAAATTACAACATGCGTATATTAACTTTAGAAAATCAATATTATAATTTAGAAACACTTCCAGAAGAAATTGATGATTTACGATTTGCTATACTGGATAATAGTAATCCTCAAAACGTAGACTATCATTTTATACCACTTATCTTTTTAGAAAGTTTTAATAGTCCGGCACTGGTACTTACTATAGGTGATAAGAAAATTAAAATGCCATTAGATTGGCAAGTTTTAATCGGTGAAAAGGAACACGGTGATCTTGAAACACTACCATTGAGTAGTTTAAATGATCGCGGATTTAGTGCGTTTGAGTATAATCCACTTAGTGCGTTTAGTCCTACATTTACTCCTATAGAAATTGTAGATATCTATCATGATGTAACTTGGTATGCTCCTAGACTACGCAACGGACAGTTCTTGTGTGTGCCAATTGATGATAGTCCTAAACCGCGTTGCGTATATTTCGTGAAAGAGATCAGTCGCAACTGTGAGATCGTAGATTACAATCAGGTATTTTAATGAAGTATGGTATCAAAATTCAATTGAATGAAAATCCTGAAGATTGGTTGTGGGTAACAATCGGTGACAGTAAGTTCCAATTACAGACTATGTTGTTTGAAGAACGGGAAGATGCTGAAGAATATGCCTTGAAAGTTTGGGGACCTAATGCTATAGTAGAATTATATGGCGAAAGCAAAGACACCATCTGACGAAAAACTTGATAAGATTGACTTTGATCTTTTTGAAGCATTAGCCGCCATTGATCGTAAAGATTATGGCTACTATGATCGTTTGACAGAAGAACAAAGACAAAAGTTTAGTCCATATATGCTTGTAATATTCTTGAGCAGTGTGTCCGGCAAAGTAGAATTGCAGCAATATCATTTATTGAGTACAAATGAATTTGCTAACAAGTATTTGTTTAATGATCAGATACAGGATCATCCTAAACTTCAATGGCTTATGTTATGTGCATCGGGTTTAGGTAAAGGTAAGCAGTTTCATAGTTACATCACCTCTATAAAAGAGAGTGTAACTTCATTGAAAGAAAAAGCAAGTGTAAAAGATATAGAGGAATACTATAAAAAATCTCATAAAAATATTAGTGATGAGAGTGTTAAAGAACTCGCTAAAAATTTTACATTGTTACAAAACAAGAAGTTTCAATTAAACAAAAGATTCCCTGAACTTAAATTAGAAGATATTGACACATTAAGCCATTTAGTATCGGATACAGACATTGTTAACTATGACAAAGACTGCGGAAACTAAACATACATGTGAATTTTGTAATAAGAGTTTTGCAAGAGAAACTAGTATTATAAAACATTTATGTGTTTATAAACGCCGTTGGCAAGACAAAGACACACGCGGAAACCAAATCGGATTTCAGTCTTGGATACAATTTTATACTAAACATACAAGCAAAAAGAAAAAAGAATATCTAGATTTTATTAACAATCCATATTATACAGCATTTATAAAATTTGGAAACTATTGTTTAGATGCCCAGGTAATAAATGTACCTAGATACATAGATTGGTTATTAAAAGAAAAGATAAGCATTGACAAATGGAATAAAGATTCTGTTTATACAAAGTTTATTATAGATTACAATTTGATTGAAGATCCTATAGATGCAATAGCCCGCAGTATTGAAACAACGGTTGTATTAGCACAGCAAGAAAAAATACAAACTAAAGATGTGTTGAGATATGGCAATAGACACAAGATTTGTTATGAGATAACTAAAGGTAAAATTAGTCCGTGGATGCTATATCAAAGTAAATCCGGACTTGAGTTTATGGAGTCAATAGATCCAACGCAAGAAAAAATGATTATAGATTACATTAATCCTGAAAGATGGGCTTTAAAATTTCATAAACAAAAAGACATTATAGTTGAAGTTAAGGAGTTATTAAGTGCTGGTGGATACTAAAACATTTCCTTATCGTGTAGATATCCCGTGGCGCAGAGGGGATACTATAAATAGTTGGGATCAAGTCTGTGTGAAAGCAATTGATACATATGGATTACCTGGATATAGGTATATGACAGATTCTTCAACAGACGAAATGATTTTCTATTTTAAATTTGAAGAAGATGCTATGTGGTTTAGGTTATCATCACAATGAGAGAATTAAAAGACATACTAGAACAGGGAGAAGGTTACAAAATATTTCCCGGATTTATTCCTTCACTTTTAGTCGCAGACTACAAAAAAATCCTTAAAGACTTATATCCGGTCCGCGCTAGCAGTAGTAAGAAAGTCTATGCTGAACGTGATGATATCAAGAACCTAGAAGATATCAGTGTATGGTGGAGTCAGACTGTTGACGGATATAAAGAGTTTGAAAAGATTAAAAAACTTGTTGACCCTGTAATTCAAAATAACTTTCCTACTTTAAACTTTTATGCGACCGATACTGTGACAATAAATCCGCACAGCAAATGGGTAAGCCCTCACGTTGACACCCCGCATAGATTTAGTAAATGGAACTTTGATAAGAGATTATTGGGAATACAATGTATCATAACATTAGATGATGTTACCAAAGAAAATGCTGCGACAGGATTGGTTCCGTTTAGTCAAAAACGAGATTTTGATATCAATAAATGCTATACTGGATCATTTGATAATTGGTTCTTAGATAACTGTAAGCAACATGATATGCCCAAAGGTAGTTTGCTATTATATAATTGTAGGGTCCTTCATAGCAGTATGCCCAATAATAGTGATGAACCTAGACCTGCTCTATTGCTAAACTATCTAGATAAGAGTATAATAAACGATGTTGCTGAATTAGATAATGTTTGGACAAGCAATGGTAAACGTCCCTAAAGACTTTCAAGATTACGATGATGACGATGATAGAGTTGAAAGACGTTTATCACGTTGGGATTATTGGAATAATCTTAGAAAATTGCGCGGAGAATTCTCAACAGAAAATACTAGCACTGATCATTATGCATTTATAGACTGGCTAGCAAACACACATGGATTCAAGCCTGTGTTGACTGAGGATTTACAATATACAGATGAGTTTATTGTAACTGACGAAAAAAAATTTATGGTATATGTATTGAAATATGGCTAACGATATTATGATAGATTTGGAGACATTAGACACAACACCCTATTGTGTTATCCTTACTATTGGTGTCGTTAGGTTCGATCCATATGGTGAAGGAGTAGCAGAAAAACTCACGTTAAAGCCTACCATAGAAGATCAAACTGAAAAATATAATCGTATCATTAATGATGATACAATACGCTGGTGGAGCGAACAAAGTCCTGAAGCCATTGATGAAGCCATGAGTGATGAAGGACGCTTGAGTTTACGTGAATGTATGGAAGTGATGTATCAGTTTGGTTGGAATCGTAGAGCAGTATGGGGTCATGGTGCCCCATTTGACGTTGTTGCTATTGAGACTGCTATGCGTCAAACACTAACCGATAGGCCCAATCCTATTCCTTGGCCATTTTATACTGTGCGTGATACACGTACACTTTACGAAATTGCAGGTGTTAAATTAAAAGACGGCGGATATGTCACTAAGCACCAAGCAGTTGATGATGCTGAACGTCAGGCTATAGTTGTACAAGAGGCATATAGAAAATTAGGAATGAAACGATAGTGAAGGCTGTACGTAGACACCAATTTCCCTATAGCAGTCAAAACTACAGGGCTATGTTAGATTGGCTGAGTGAAAATATACAGGAAAATTTTCATAGCGACGGTAAAAAATATAATAGTAGTAGTGTCAGTCAATTTGTTGAATGGCGTAGCAAAGATAAAGAGAGTTGGGTCTTGCGTGTAGCAGGCAATAGTCCTAAAGTATATGTCGAGATATTAGATGAAGAAAAAGAGATATTATTTTTGTTGAGGTTTCAGTGAAATTCAATAGCGACATTGACATAGATTTGGGTGACAGAGATAAACTATTGTCTATTGTAGACCATATACCTGCTAGCATTAGAAAAAACGAAGTTAAGAAACACAATACCGGTATCTATGTGACAGATATACCTTACGACCCAATCAATAATATATCTAGCATTGATTATGAACTAGCAGAAGACCGAGGGTATATGAAACTAGATATACTCAATGTCTACGTTTATAATCAGATTCATGATGAACAACATTTAGTTGAACTAATGCGTGAGCCAAATTGGTCGTTATTGAATGATCAAAAATTTGTAGAACAATTGATACATTTGGGTAATCATTATAATAGTTTACGTAGAATGCCCGAACCTGTAAATAGTATTCCCCGACTAGCAATGTTTCTTGCTGTAATACGTCCTGCTAAAAAACATCTAATAGGATTACCTTGGCATGAAGTCAGTAAGACTATATGGGAAAAAGAAGAAGGTACGTATAGTTTTAAAAAGTCACACGCAGTTGCTTACGCGCATCTTGTCGTGGTGCATATGAACTTATTACAAAATGAATCTAACATTACTTAATGAGAATGATCCAAAACTTAGAGAAGTTTGCACGCCGTGGGATTTTACTGTTGACGGTGATCCTAGCGAATTAGTAACAGCCATGACTAAGGTCATGATTGAAAATAACGGTATAGGATTAGCGGCACCCCAACTTGGTGTAATGAAACGTTTATTCATTATGGGTAATAGTGATAGATTATTTGTTTGTATCAATCCAGAAATAATTGAAGGTTTAGGCGAGTATATGGAGCAAGAAGGATGCTTAAGTTTCCCTGATCTTTGGCTACATGTCAAACGTTATGAGTCTATCAAGGCAAAATATTATAATGCTCTAGGACAAGAAATCATAAAAGACTTTCCCGGATTATTTGGTCGCATCTATCAACATGAGCGCGATCATTTAGATGGTATTTGTTTTGATACACGTACAGCAAAGTTAAGTCTTGACCTTGCGAAAAGACGTAGAAAGAAAAAAAAGAAATAATTATTCCTTTAAGGTAGGAAAACAAAGAATTGCATATCTGCTGAATCTTGTAGTACAAGGTTGTACGGCGTGGTATAAATTATTTTTTGTAAAATCAAGTATTACATAATTTGGATAAGTTGGATTTAAACTTACCTCCATATCATTAAATTCTAACTGATTATCATATTTTATATTTTTAGAATGTAATAAAAAATTACCGCCTTTATCTAAACTATATGTTGTTGGGTCAGACAAATAAATGATTAAACTACACAATCTTCCTTTATTTTTACCATCAACGTGTGGTTTAAGGAAATCATCTTTATCATAAAAACTTATTTTAATTGGTTCAACGTCAACCTTGTTTGCCGGCACAAGATATATTTTTGAAATAAATTCTTTTATTCTGTTTTGTAATACATTAGGATCTATGATATGCGAATATACATCAACTGGAGTAAAAAACCATTGCTGCATTACAGGGATATTATTTTCATCTAAATATTTTTTTCTTTCTTCACGATCATCATAACTTAGTAAGTTTCGTCCTGAATTATAACTTTGGAAACGTTCATCGGTTGAGTTTGCTTGCATAAAGTATTCCCAAACGTTTCTAGTTTTTTTCAAATAATCATCATGGAATTTTTTTCTTAATCCGTTATTATTAATATCATTATCAATGGCATGCTGCAAAGTATTACATTCATATTGATTTAATATATCATAATTTGAACCAAAATAATACCCATTTTCTATCAATATTTTATATGTTTGTTCAAAGTCCATTTAAGTTATTCTTTTTACTAAAGTTATACTACGCCTTTTGGTTCTCTTTTTATTTAGTTCATTTAGGCATACGATTGGACCATGTATTATTTCTAAATTTTTATTGTTAAATGTTCTAAGATATGGTTTAAAAGGACTCCATTCCTGCTTTAGAAAAATATTAATGGGTATCTGACGGTTGCTTTCCCACCACCATATTTCGCCTAATTCTAAGAATAATTCTTTAATTTTATTGTCAGCTATGCTACCATAATCATAAATGCTGGTACATTGGTCATCGCGGTTTTGTATGATCCCTACATAGTCTTGGTTAGCAAATGATACCACAGTTATAAATGGGTGGTTTTCACTTAATTTTTTGAAAAAGTCTTTAGCAATTGTCATTGATTATTATTTATAATTGGGTAAGTAAAAAGATATTTTATTTTACAGATGTAGTAAAATAAGTATCACTATGTATATCAATGATAGTATCACACAAATAGTCACGAATTTACCTAAATTTAGCGATGATTATATAGACATTTTAATAGATTACCTTGTAGGTAGCGGGCGCCTATTTCAGCAGCAAACTCCGGGCTATCAAAGACTATTACTCAAGTATCTTCAGGATAAAAATGCTAAAACCATATGCGAAGAAATAAGTTTACGGCTTATGAATGTAGATTCATTGAAAATTAAACAGGGCGCAGATGGGTTTGATGTAGTCAAAAACGTATATATAGAAGTCAAACCTATGTATGCTGACAAACTTAAAGGGGGAAACCCATTTAATGATCTTACAGAAGATGGGGTAGTAAAAAAGCAAAGTTGGGATATGTGTGTTTCTGGATTTTCAGACGGAAAGTTAGTATTTCTTGTACGATTTCCCTTTAGTTATATGGTACCTTGGGCGCTTTCACGCATACAAGAAGTTGCAGAAAAGAATAGAAAAAAGACAAAAAAGCACACACGTTGTAGTCCCAATTTTGGGTATAAGCAATGGATAGATTGTCCTGATTTAGATATACAATATCTACACCAAGATGCACAAAAATATATGTCTAAACCCATGTATAAGGCATTAATAAAACGTATACAGCAAAAATGATTGAAAACTATCTTAACGTAAGGCATAGTATTAGACGTTTATCTGATACTGACTTTGAACTTATATTACCCACACTGGCTCAAGAACTTGAATCTGTAAGTTTTCTCCCTGCATATGACGATAAACAATTACTAGATGCATGGAAACAGTTATGTAATTGGACAACATCTAGTAACAATATCAATAGTACTTCACGTATAGGTGTGAAACTTTGCGAGCATTTCTTCCATAATTTTTATGATATAGAAATGAAAGGTAAAAGTTTTAATCAATTGTGGAAAGCAAATAACTTAGAAAAAGTATTACGTTGGAATCGTAAAAGTCATAGCACGCCTTACTTAAGTGAATTAAAACGCGGCATCTATTTTTGTTACGGGCTAACTAAAAATACGATGTATAGGCCACAAATGGCCAAAATGATATGTGATAGATATAAGCCAAAACTTGTACTTGATCCTTGTGCTGGCTGGGGCGGTCGTATGTTAGGCACAGTTGCTAGCGGGGCAAGGTATATTGCTTTTGAGCCCAACACAACCACGTATCAAAATCTAACTAATCTAGCAAAATATCTAAAGATAGAAGATCAAGTTACGTTGATTTGTGATGATGCATTAAAACTTGAAAATTATGATATCCCAGAAGTAGATTTAGTTCTTACCAGTCCGCCCTATTATGACATTGAAGTTTATAGCAAGGAATCTACACAAAGTATCAACAATTACAATACATACGATGACTGGGCAGAACACTTTTTAAAAACTCTTATTCATTTATGTCTAGGAAAACTTAATAGTAATGGGGTAAGTTGCTGGAATGTGGGTAAAGTGGGTAATCGTGATATGAACATAGACGTAGAGAGATACCATAATCAATTAGGATACCAAAAAACACTAGAATTTAGTGTAGTCAGCAGCAAACGTCAAGCAATAAACAAAACTAAAAACGAAAAAAGTTCGGATAATACGGTTGTTTACAGCCTTTAAAACCATATAAATACAGTTAGGAGTGATCATCTGTGACTGTAACAAACGTAGGATATTCAACAGCAGCATTTATTTTTACACAGCGTCAGATTGTCATCCTATTATCAGGAAACAGTCCGAGGGCCTTTATGCCAGTATATGCAAAAACAATGAATCTACACAAAGGTGTAGACAATAAACTTCAGTTTCAGTTCTTAAATCAAGAGCAGAAACCAGTTGATATTACAGGCAAGGAAATAACTTGTCGTATCATCAATTATGACGGCACTGAGGTTCTAATTAAAAAGGCACTGACATTAGAACTTCCATTGACTGGAATAGCATATCTACAGTTGAATGCTGCTGAGATTGAGGATATTCCTGCTCAAATGTGTCACTACAGTCTTGAAATTCCAGTAGGAGAATTTGGATATCCCGTATTTGTAGACCCAGCAGCTGGTGCACGTGGTCAGATCAATGTTGTTAATAGCATATTACCAAGTTTTGTTCCTAGCGAAACTGTCACTATTCCAACAGGACAGCCATTCCCGAATCTTGATAGCAACAACAGCATAGCAAATGTATTGCCGAATGCTAATACATATTATAGTTCTGTAATCAACACTGAAGATAATCCTATAATTACATTGCAGGCTCATCTACATGAATTTAATGGGGAAGTTAGTGTTGAAGGAACATTCAATAGTCAATTAACAGATTGGTATCCCATAAGTTCAGAAGAATACCTTGAAACTACTGAAACAGTAGGGTATACTATTCATGGATTTCATCCGTTCTTGCGTATGGTATTCACAAGTAATACTGGTGTAGTATCAAATATTTTAGCGAGATAAAGTAATGAAGGTTGCCGATGTAGTCAAAACACACAAGTTGTACACAGCCAAAGTTTTCATACAGCAACCAAACTACAGAGGACATATGGATGTCTCTGTATCAGCACCGAGTTTCTATGTAGCAAGAGAATTAATTAAACGACTTTACAATGTAAAGGATTATGTCATTAGTAACTTGCGCGAAGTGAAATAATTGGGCTAAAAATATTCCAATACTCTTTGTTTTTTCGCAACACTCTGTTATAATTACTGAGTGTTTGATATTCTTCAGATAGTTCCAGGCAAGAAAAAAACAACTCAAAGCGGTTGGCATAGTTTTAATGCTATCTGTTGTCATTATCGCGGGCATAAGGCTGATCGTCGCGCCCGCGGCGGTATCAAGTTTGACGGTGACAACTGGAGTTATCATTGTTTTAACTGCGGCTTTAAATGTACATTTACGTTAGGTCGTACTTTAACACGCAATACAAGACAGTTATTGTCATATTGTGGAATGGATAAAGATGATATCAATAAGTACAGCCTTGAAAGTTTACAGCATAAAGATTTACTTGATTTCACAAAACTAAAACGTGAAAAGAAAAAGATTAAGTTTAAAGAAATGACATTGCCCGATGCTGAATTAATTGATAGTGATAATCCTAAACATCAAATTTATGTTAGTTATTTAAACAAAAGAAAGATACGTATAAATGATTATCCATTTATGTGTACACCTGACGCTGATGGTAGGCAAGCAAATCGTGTAATTATACCCTACACATACGAAAATAAAATAGTGGGTCATACTAGTAGGTACTTAGATGATCGCACACCTAAATTTATTAACGAACAACAGCAGGGTTATGTATTTGGATATGATCTACAAAAGCCAGAATATGAAGTATGTATTGTTACAGAAGGTATATTTGACGCACTCAGTATAAATGGCTGCGCATTAACACATAATACAATTAGTGAAGATCAAGCAGAAATATTAAAGAATTTAAATAAAAAGATTATTGTTGTTCCAGATCAAGATAAAACAGGATTACAAATCTGTGATCGTGCATTAGGTTTGGGTTTTTATGTCAGTTTACCTAATTGGGACGATGACGTAAAAGATGTAAATGATAGCGTAGTAAAATATGGGAAACTACCTACGTTGCTAAGTATCTTAAAATCAGCAACAAACAGCAAAATCAAGATTGAAGTAAAGAGGAAGCAACTTGATAAACGACTATAACATAGAAGTACAAAAGATATTTTTACAAATGATGCTCACAAACTCCGAACTTTTTACTCGGGTTATGAACATTATTAATGCTGAGAACTTTGATCGCCGTCTTAGACCGGCAGCAGAGTTTATTATTGAACACACAAAGAAATATAATGTTATGCCTGATCCTATACAGATTAAGGCTACAACTGACATTGTGTTAGAACGTATTGATGAATTAGATGAAGCCTATTATAATTGGTTTCTAGAAGAATTTGAAGCGTTTACGAGACGCCAAGAACTTGAGAGGGCTATTCTTAAGAGTGCTGATCATCTTGAGAAGGGCGAGTATGGACCTGTGGAGAAACTGATCAAAGATGCAGTTCAGATTTCTCTACAGAAGGACATGGGTACAGATTACTTTGCTGATCCTCGTGGACGATTGATGGCATTGAAATCTAATAATGGTCAGAATAGTACAGGTTGGCCTACACTAGATAAAAAATTGTATGGCGGATTTAATCGTGGTGAATTACAAATCTTTGCGGGTGGTAGTGGATCAGGTAAAAGTCTTGTCATGCAAAATCTAGCAGTCAATTGGGTAAATGCAGGGCTAAATGGTGTGTATGTTACGCTTGAATTGAGTGAGGGCTTGTGTAGTATGCGATTGGATAGTATGATGACTGATACTAGCACACAAGAAATATTCAAAGACCTTGACAACGTTGAGATGAAAGTCAAAATGATTGCTAAAAAGAGTGGTCAATTGCGTGTCAAGTATTTACCCGCACAGAGCAATGTTAACGATATCAGAGCATATGTAAAAGAACTACAGGTACAAACTGGTATGCGTATTGATTTCTTATGTGTTGATTATTTGGACTTGATCATGCCTGTAACTGCAAAGGTCAGTCCTAGCGATTTGTTTGTTAAGGACAAGTACGTATCGGAAGAATTGCGTAATCTATCCAAAGAACTCAATGTTGTATTCGTTACAGCAAGTCAGTTGAATCGTAGTGCGGTTGACGAAATTGAGTTTGATCATAGTCATATCGCAGGTGGCATCAGTAAGATCAATACTGCGGATAATGTCTTTGGTATCTTTACATCACGTTCTATACGTGAAAGCGGACGCTATCAAATACAGTTGATGAAAACACGTAGTAGTTCGGGCGTTGGTCAGAAAATTGAATTGAAGTATAATGGGGATACATTACGCATTACTGATGACGGGGAAGATAATCCAAAACCTCAACCATCGGGAACACAATTATTAAGTCAAATACGTGCTACTAGCGAGATCGGATCTGTAAATCAAGTTGTAGCAGATAGTTTAGAAAATACTGATAAAAATGTGAAGGCCAGTGTTCAGAGTACAAAATTGCGTACTTTAATCAATAATCTAAACAAATAAAAACACCCTAAATTTAGATAAATACTTCATTATGCAAAAGCGTACACGAAGCCTACTTGAAGAATTAGAGTCTATAGGCAATAATAGAGACATTAATCATGTCATTGAAAATAGAGCAAGTAATGTGATTTCCAGTGCTATTAACTTGGTTGAGTTAATGTATAGACATTATAGCCCTGAAAAAGCAGAACTTTTAGAAAAGAAACTATTAAGTGCCATAAAGAGTAAGGAGCCCACACGCTTTTCTAAATCAATGAGAAAGAAAAATGAAAATCCATGAGGCTTCAGGAACAGCAGCAGGTGGTTTTTTTGATACTGCTGTAAATATGGCTAGAGGGTTAAAGGGTTTAGCCGGAATAAAGAATCCTTTTAAATTAGCAGCCCAACGTAAAGATTTAGGATTATCAAAAGAAGACCAAATCGCCTATAATAACTTTACACAAAAGTTTATTAATAGAGGGTTGAATACAATTAAAACTGCGGGGCAAACAGGATTGTTTGATCCTACATCAAACAAATTTATTAAAGTTAAAACTCCCAAAGCATTGCCTAACTTAGCGAAAGGGGTAGATATAATTTCAACCAAACCTTTCATCATTAGTTTTAGAGATAAAGATTACACCATAGATAATACAGGTCAATGGAAACAAATGGACTCTGCCACAGGGACTTTATCTCCCCAAGCACTTTCAAATGAATATATAACTTTTTTAACTAACCAATATAACATTGCTAAAAAATTAAAAATGATTCGTGAATCTTACGAATTTATGAATGATATAGTTGAAACTTATATTGAGTTATTTGAAGCAACAGCCGGACTTCCTAGTATTAGTCAGTGGGTATGGGATAATTTTATGTTACCTTATCTAAAAGGTATCAATTATGAATCTGCAAAACCACAAATAAATGCTGTACTACAGAATCTTCCTAACTCATATAGTAGTGGTACGTTAGAGAATGATTTGCAAAAGTTAGCAGATATAGTATGGGCATTAGGTAGTTATAAAAAGTAATAAAATGAATGAACCCATATATTACAAACATTTACTTGAAAGTCTGAATAGACAATTTACTATTGAGGCAAAGGGTCATTTAGATCATCCCGAAGATTTAGTTTTTTTGCAGGATGTATCTGGTGCTAAAAGAGCAATTGACAGTATGCTCGCCACCGCTAAAAATCCTAAGGCTATCACTATCAAATGGGATGGATATCCTGCGTTACTATTTGGCACTGGTTTAGACAAAAAGTTCACTGTGTTAGATAAACACATGATGAATAAAGTAGATGGTAGTGGTAGACGAATTTATAGTCCTGAACAATTTGCTCAATATGATGCGGCTCGCGGCGTTGAAAGACATGAACTCAATCAAGTAATCAATAGCATTTGGCCAGGTCTACAAAAATCATATAGTGGTGCTGGATGGTATTGGGGTGATTTAATATTTTCGCAACCACTTGAACCGCAAAAAGATGGACTATATCATTTTAAGGCTAATCCTAATGGGATAGCATATACAGTCGATCCGAATAGCGAAGTTGGTAAACTTATAACAGGTAAACAAGCCGGTATAGCAGTTCATGGGTATTTAGATCCAGATGCTCCTGAAAAAGCAGCACAAATGTCAAGACCTGGCGAAATAGTATATCCTACAGATTTAGTTAAACCATTAAATGGAACTATAGGTAGTTTGAAGAATAACAGTAATGTTGCTATCGTTCCTAGTGCTATGCCTATCACACCTGAAGTAAAGATAGATAAAAATTTACTTACCAAAGCCCAGAGTTCTCTAGCAAAATACAGCAAAGATATATCCAAACTAATGACTACTGCACCCCAGGCTAGAAACACATTCAATCAACTATTCACAACTTATATCAACAACAAGATAGCATCAGGAAACCTTAGTAATCTGTCGGACGATTTCATGAATTATGTCGAGAACCGTCCTATGACAGATAGCATGAAAAAGAAGATAGCTGACCATCTTAACGCTAATAAGAATGGTATAGTGGGTTTATTTACTATTTGGGCAGCATTATATCAACTTAAAATGACGGTAGTAGATCAATTAAATCAAGCATCTGAATCAAGCCCTGTTAAGGGATATTTGGATAGCGGGCAGCAAAGTCAGGAAGGATTCGTCAGTCAGGGCTTAAAATTCATAGATAGATTAGGTTTTAGTCGCCAAAATTTAGCCGGAAGATAGTGTCCAAACCCAGGATTTTTTATTTCAGGCATAAATATTAGTATGAGCCTTACGAGGTTCAAACTAATAAGGAGATTTTACAATGGCACAATTTACAAAGGTTAATGGCGACTTCCAACAAGTACTATGGTTGGATGCCCCATCATACACTAACGCAGGTTTAAACGCTGTTCAGTCAGCAGTTACAGTTCAGCCACAAGGCCCAAAGTTAGACTTTTTCACTCTAACTGGTAATGGTTCACAGATTGCTGACAATATCGCAACTATCTTCCAGACAGTTGAACAGTTAGCAACAGTTCATATCTATGAATACACTAACGCAACTGACGATACACTAGCATTAGCATTGTATCCAACAGGCGGTTGGTCAGTTGCTACACTTGACGCAGCATTAGCAAATGCTTATGCCGGCGCAAACGTAACAGCAGCAGCAACAGCAACTTTCACTAACTAATAGTTAGTTTTAAGTTAAGAGAATAAGGCCCGAGAAGTAAAATTCTCGGGCTTTTTTATTGCTGTAAATACAGGATGCAACGTATTTCTTGTCAGACACTATTTGATATTACACGTACAGGTATTTTGAATAGAGCAAGACCGGGAGACGATGTAATTGATGCACAAGAGTGGTATAAACAACGTAATACGCAATGCAATTTTGATACAGTAATACAAGTGATTTCATTACGATCACAACCTGATATTGTATCATATCCTAAAAAGAGTGAAATACATCTTAATTCTGTACATGTATTTGGTAGTAAGTTTAAGGGCAAGATAACTATTCCAGTTTGGACATTTGATTTTGAGATACAGCAACCCAGTGTATTTGATGACGATATTCGGGAATTGGGGTATTTATATAAGGATTGTCAAGGAGTGCCCATGGTCAAATGTGAGACTCACTGGGATAATTTAAGCACATATTTGGACGTAACAAATGAAGAAAGAAACATCTATTTTGTTAAATACTAAGATGAATAAGGCTGATATTAAGAATAAGATCAGTGATTTGTTTATAGTCAGGGAAAATGATGGATCCTATAACCTTTTTGGACGTTATATTATAGAGAATAATAACGGGGAGTTTCTACTGAACGAACGGGGCGAAAATCAACAGTATCGTTTTTATTTTTTAAAAAATGCTGTTGCGTGGTGCGTATTAAACAATGCTAAAAAACTTAAGTCAGTAAGACGTATACATGAACTAGATAATCATCTAGTAAGTTTGGATGCTTCTATAGAAAACTATAACAGACTATTGCGCAAAAACAATGAAAATGCGATAGTTTACGTAGCAAAACTAAAGGAAGAAAAACTTAAAAAGCGTAGGGTACTAGAAGAAATTAATGAGTATACATTATTATCTAAGCATATTCAGCGTACCAAATACAAGCAAAATCAGGATTTATAATCTAGGGATTTTGATAAATATATTATAATAACTTGGGATTAATTTTATGAAAATGAATGATTTAACATCTAATAATGTCGCTGCAAAGGCATTAAAAGCCAACTTTGATTACAATTTTGACCCATCAAATTTGTCATATGGACAGACACTTTCCATGTTAACTAAGATCAATGGTCTTATTAAGGAATCACGTTTGGTGACAAATTACTATGAAACACAAAATGATCCTAGTTACATGAAATTAGTATTCATGTCACAGGCCTTATTGGAACATTTTAAAACATTAAAACCAGCAAGAATTCTTGTAGAAAATCAAGAAGTAGAAAAGTCACAAGTTATATTAGCAGCCCAAGATATGGTTGATAGCCTACAGAAGATGATTGAAGAAGTCAACGACATGCTAGTAAAAGAATTACCTGCATTGACTGACAGCATCCAAAGCGAAATTGGTGTAAATGAAAGTGCAACATTCAATCAAGCTGCAAGCGAAGCACTAACAGCATTGAACCAATGCTTAAGTCAAAGCAAACAAACAGTACAGGCTGCAATGAATCAAATGACTGGTCAGGGCGACATGGCAGCATTAGGCGCACCAACTGGTGGCGAAGAAATGGCAGTGACAGACATTGCTACTGCAACTGCACCGGGCGTACCAGGCGGTGAAGAAGTTGTTGGCATGCAGCAAGTAGCAGCAGAAGTTCCTGCTGAAGAACCAGAAGCAGAACCAGTAGGTGGTGTTGGTCGCGCTAAGAGATAATCATGTATCTCTTTGAATTTTCTGATCAGGAATTACTGGTAAATATCATATCAGCAACCGATCAATTAAAACAATCAATTAAAAATGGTGAAATAACCAGTAACTGGACATTGGATCAACTACTAGATTATTTTAGACAATTTGATGTAACATTGTCTAACAAAGATATCTACAACATGATTCAAAGAGAGCCACTGAAATCAGTTATTAGTGATGTTAAAGGTCAGGAAGTTGTTTTAAAAGGAATACCGCAACAACCAAAAAGTCCTGAAATGACATCTCCAGAGCAAAGTAAAGAAGTTGTAGCGAAAATGGCTCAAAAAGCTCTCGGCAAAAAATAAATTATACTTGACTTTTCTTTAATTTTTTAAGATAATTAGAGTATGATTAACCTTACAGAAAACGCTAAACAAAGATTTAAACAACAGTTAGTAGAAAGAGGTTCGGGATTAGGTATACGTTTAGGTGTAACCAAAACCGGATGTAGCGGATATGCTTACAAAATTGAATTCGCTGATGATTGGCGACATAGCGATTATTGCACAATATTTGATAACGAACTTTATATTTGGGTAGAGCAAGATGCTTATAAGTATTTTGACGGAATGACAGTTGATTTTGTAAAAAAAGGATTGAACGAAGTTTTTGAATTTATAAATCCAAATGAAGCTGGTCGTTGCGGTTGCGGCGAGAGTTTCACTGTATGATTTATATACCAAATAAGTATCCCTATCACGAACTAAAAAGAGAAACAGTAAACGGTAGTAGAAAATATCTAACACCAGACGGACGCGCAGTCCCCAGTGTCACCACAATATTAGATTTTACTAAACCGGAAGAAAAGAAACAAGCATTGCGCGAATGGCGCAAACGTGTCGGCGAACAAAAGGCCAAAGAGATCACAACTGAGGCAGCAGGTCGCGGCACACGTATGCACAAGTTTCTAGAAAATCATGTTAAAACCGGTGATACTGGTCAACCCGGAACTAATCCTTATAGCAAGCAAAGTCATCAAATGGCACATACTATTATAGAAAAGGGATTGAGTAAATGTCAGGAGTTTTGGGGAACAGAAGTCAGTTTATATTTCCCTGAAGTTTATGCGGGAACCACAGACCTTGTAGGTGTACATGACAATGCAGAATGCATTATGGATCATAAGCAAACTAATAAGCCTAAAAAGCGCGAATGGATTGATGATTATTTCCTACAATTAGCGGCATATGCACTGGCGCATAATGAGACACATGGGACTAAAATTCGTAAGGGTGTAATCTTTATGTGTAGCGCAGACAATCAATATCAAGAGTTTATAGTAGAGGGTCTAGAATTTGATCAATATACAGACCAGTGGTATAAGCGTTTAGATCAATACTATAGTCAGTTCCTATAACCTGATAGCATAAATACATGTACTATTTGGTATATGCACAACTATGTCTATCATACAGATTTCTAAAATCCAGCAAAGATACGGTGAATTAGTAGATTTACCACAACTTGATCAAGCAGAATTCGGATTTGCTGCCGACGTTAATCGTTTATTCATCGGTAAAACAACAGGTAATACGGAAAACGTAGAAGTATTAACAGCCTATTCAGATATTTCCTTTAGTCAACTAGACGGTGCAGGGAATACTAATCTTAATATAAATGATTTCACGTTAGCAAATGGCCAGATTCTTGTTTATGATGGAAGTAACTGGGTAAACAGGGGCGGCGGGGCAAACGGTTATATTAATTTAGGTGATGTAAGTAATGTCGCAATTGAAGGCGGCGGTATTAATTATGTACTTACAACCGATGGTACCGGTAATTTAAGTTGGACTCCTAAATCATTTACTACTGCTAATATAGCAAATATAACTGCTGCTGATCCTTGTGTTGTTACAACAGCGGAAGATATTTATTTTACTAACGGTTCAGAAGTTACCATAACAAGA